GTTCTTATAGCCCGTTAGTGTGGACAGCGCCCGGACACGGTATGTCCAGTAATTGTTTTACTCCAAATCAACAGTATTCCTCCACGCTTTCAAATTTATCGTGGGCGCAGTTAGGAGCACACGGCCCCGCTACATTTAGTGCGTGGGTAAAACCTAACACATCAGGAAATAGTCCGTGTTTTCTTGATTGTGGATACCAAAGATGCACTATCGGAACAGATAATTCTGGACAAATTTCGGCAACAGCGGGTGGAAGAAAATACTCTGGAGTGAATATACACAGTGATTGGAATCATATAGTTTTTATTATGCCAGCCGGTGGCAACCCAGTAGATTGTTATTTTTATATTGATAATGTTTATAGATATGGTAGTAATATAGGAACATCACCATTTGATATGATATATCCTGAAATAAGAATAGGTACCGATGGGGGCGCTAAGGCATGGAAAGGCGGAAGTATAAGTAATGTCCGTATTTACAACAGAGTTTTAACAGCCGCTGAAGTAAACACACTTTACACGACGACATAATATGTCAATCGGGAATAGTCCAATAGGTTTTTATCCGGTAGGTTATTTTCCACCTCAAGAAGATACTATTGAAATTTTACCATTAAACAACGGAAAAATCATGACAATACCAGTTTCTCAAATTGTTCAAGTAAACCCGGGTGTATTGTCATCCGGCGGTGATCCTATTTCACTGAATGGCGTTTTATTGTCGAATAGCACTTATGTTCCGACCGGCCAAGTTTTAGGGTTTCAGGATTCTGATTCTGTTTCGCTATGGTTTGGTGAAGTATCGACTGAATATAAGTTATCTCAAATCTATTTTCAGGGATATGATAACTCTGCGATTAAACCAGATACGTTGTATGTTGCACCTTGTGCTACAAGTGAACGTCATTCATGGCTAAAATCTAGGACGCTTCCTAGCGATATTACATCTCTAGGATTGGCGGCTGGTACTGATACCGGAACCATTTTATTGAATAGCGTTTCAACGGATGTCAGTTTAACGCTAACGTCTGGTGATATTTCTTACGCAACTATCGCGTCGAAACTAGCAACTGCCATTATTGGAGCTACAGCAACATTCGATAGTATTCAAAATTGCATTTATGTGACTAATGAGACTGGAACAGATACAATAAATTTTTTAACCCATGTATCTGGTGCGCAAACGCATTTTGAGAAATTAAAATTGACTTCTGGAAGTGGCGCTATTTTATCTCAAGGTATTCCCGTCTCCACTTTCGATACTGTAATGGATAACGTTGTACATAACACCCAAAACTGGGCGACATTTACCACGTCATTCGAACCAGTTAAGGCTAATAAATTATTGCTTGCTAATTGGGCTAATTTAAAAAATAGCAGGTATATGTATGTAATGTGGGATAGCGATACCACAGCATCGGGACAAAATTCTACCGCCGCCGGTGTCACACTTAAAACCGCTAAAACCGATGGTGTAATGTGCATAAGCGGTTCGTCAACTGATTGTGTTTCACTCGCAACCAATCTAGCAACAGAATCTCGCAAATGCGCGGCATTCGTTATGGGGATGTTTGCGAGTGTCGATTATACGCGCCTAAATGGCCGCATAACAGCCGCGTTTAGAAGTCAATCAGGACTATTGCCGACGGTTATAAATGGTACTGAATCCGCACAATTGCTATTAAACGGCTATTCGTTCTATGGCAATTATGGAGTTACAAATAATACATTTAATTTCTTTTATGATGGAAATTTACCAAGCAAATGGGTTTTTGCTAATTCCTTTATTGACCAAATTTATCTTAATAATCAACTACAGTTGGCGATGATTGTATTGCTCCAAGGTGTTGGCTTTATTCCTTACAACGATACTGGGTACTCACTTATCCGCGCTGGGATGCAAGACCCAATCAATCAAGGAATAAATAACGGGACTATCGAGAAAGGTGTTTCACTATCCGAATCTCAAAAGGCACAGTTAAAGAATGCGGCCGGTAAAGATATCTCAAGTGAGATTCAGAATTTTGGCTATTATCTACAGATTCTTGATCCGGGTTCGATTGTGCGCGGACAACGCAAGTCACCGATTATAAATTTCTGGTATACAAGTGGCGGCGCGGTTCAACAAATTACTATCCCTTCTATTCTTGTTCAGTAACGGATAAAAAATGACCGATTCAACAATAACATCAGCCAATAGCGTATTTCATATCATTGTACCCGGACTATATCCGTATCCGACGAAAATTGAGGGCTTTGCATCGGATAAAGCGTTTCTATTCGATGCTATTGATATCGCAGAGATTCAAATGGGTGTAGACGGGGAAATGACGGCGGGATATACACCCATGCCCACCATCCAAACGGTTTCGTTATTGGCGAGTTCACCAAGTAAAAAGGTGTTTTTAACAATCGCGCAATATATGAAAACAATTAAAAACGTTATCTACATAGCGGGAACGATTATATTACCATCCACCGGCGAATCATTCACGCTTACGAAAGGCGTGCTTTCTAAAGTCCAGTTAGTCCCTGAACACGCGAAAGTATTAAACCCGATGGATTTCCAAATCCACTGGAAATCTGTTGATATCGCGGTGCTGTAATGAGACGCAAAATCACTTACACGGTTTACGAACAGAATCGGGATAAGGGTAAGTCATTTCAGATTACAGAGATGGCCGCCGCACATGCCGAGGAATGGGCTATCAGGGCGATTCTAGCCATTTCCCAGTCCGAGGCGACCATACCTGTAGGGTTTGAATTATCGCAAGACTGGTTCGCTAAATTCGGCATGTCGTGGTTTGCCGAAGAAGGGTTAAAAGCATTATCAAGTTTGAAGTGGGACGTTCTAAAAGAATTGCTTGATGAGATGTTTGAATGCGTCAAAGTATTACCCAATCCCGCACAGCCTAATTTTGTCCGTGACTTAATCCCCGAAGACACAGAGGAAGTTTCAACGCGCCTAACGCTTAGAAATGAGGTATGGAAACTCCACCTCGGTTTTTTTACTCACGCCGGCGCTTAAACCTTAAAGCGCATTTTAATCAGCATAAAATCCATTATGCTGATTATGCCAATATCCCATCGCTGATCGGAATACTAATATCCCGTAAAATGGCCACGCTCCATGAGTTGTGGACAGTTTACGGGATTAAAGACGCCCACGATATGCTAGAGATTATTGTGATTGATGATTACAACCAGAGATTATCTATTATTGAAAAGGCTAATAAATGAGTGAGCACACAGTAGATAGTATGGTATTAAAGATTGGCGCTGATACGTCGGGCTTCGATGCTAGTGTTAAAAGCGTGTTGGATGGAATTGATAAAATTGAAGGGAAAGGAAAAGTAAAAGTCGGCTCCCCAATAGAAAAAAGGGATACATTTCGCCAATATCTTGCAAATAAACTAAACTTATCCAAAAAAGAATCCTATAAACAGGAAATAAAAGAAAAGGAAGTTTTAGAGAAAACTGATAAATCGACAGCCTCTTTTCTTGCGAAGCTAAAGATTATCCCAAAAGCGTTGTTTAGTATTAAAGATTCTTCACTAAGTTCGTTTGGTGCTGTGTTGGGTATGTTTGGCGCTACTGGTGCCGCTGCCGCGTACGCAGTCAATAAAATAGGCGAGTTCGCAGGGTTCAAAAGGTTTGCTGAAAACGTAGGCGCTAGTGCAAAAGAAGTAAAATCGTTGAGCGAAGCGGCACAGATAGCGGGTGATGATGCTAAAGCGTTGCAAGAGGTAATGCACGATATAGCAAGGGAACAGACACATTATAGATTCGGCGAAGACACATCTCAAATCACAAAGGGATTAACACGACTTGAAATGGATGCAAACTCTTTTTTAAGTTGGACTGGTAAAGAGGGGTTTAAGAAAGGATTGATTGATATAAATGAGCATTTAACAAAGTTACAAATACCAAGAGAACAAAAGGCAACTATATTGGAAGATATGGGGTTTGGTGGTATTGAAAATCTTTTATTGCAAAAACCTGAAGAATTAAAACAACAATTAGATAAAATGGATAATGTTTTTAAGGATTATGATAAAACAGCAAATAAAGCAGAAGAGACAAGAAAATGGTGGGCAGAATGGTGGGTAAAATTCACGGCATTACCAGGTAAAATATACACCAATCCATTAAACACTCCTAAAATTCTATTTGATTATAATTCAACCAAAATAATATCAAAAGAATTAGAAGAAACAGGAAATACACTAATACAAAAACAGTTAGATAAAAACAAACAATATAAAAAACAAACACAATCCCTCGCGCATTCTCCAATCGCTGACTTAATCGCGGCCAAAGACGCTGGAGGAAAAGACCCTTATGAGACATTCAATCAAAGAAAAGGTGGTTGGAAACCTGAAAATGGAAATGAAGCACAACGTCTTACCACTAAATCTATTGATGAGATTATCAATCTAAAATCAATCGGTAAAATTGGCGCGGCGGGTAGGACACAAGTAGTAAAAGACACATTAAACCTATTTAAGAAACAAACAGGGAAAACAGGAAATGAGTTATTCGATAAATCATTGCAAGATGAGTTAATGGATTGGTTATTGCGTGACGCACTTGGTGATTTCCTTAACACACCGCTCACAGAAAAAAGCCTAAAAAAGGCGAACGATAGACTTGCAGCGGTTTTTATGGCGCTACAAAATTCAAAAGGCGGTAATAAATTCAATGGTGTGAATGGAAATCACGCTTTTGTTACCCCCGAAATTATACAAGAAAAACTTATAGAAACGTATAACTCTAATCGTGGAAATAAAATAACCCCGAAAGGTAAATATACAGAAACGAACGAGGGCGATGTTAGTTTTTACGATATGATGATTGGGAATAATACTAATGCACCATTAAATAATTATGGCGCTTCTAAAAGCGCATCCGTTTTATCAGCCCCACGTCATCCGATAACAGCACCGCCCACATCCACCACAAGCACGCATATTGGCGAGATTACAATAAACACAACAGCACCACCGGGCGATGATATGGTTCGAGATATGAATCGCGCCATGGATTCTTCATTTCCCAGTCACGCAGTTTCAGGATATCAATAATGCCATCATTAGGTGATTTTGTTACGTCTGGCCTTTCTTTATTGGAGGGCACCTTGTTAGAGATGGTTGGAAACTATTTTGCGGGAACATGGGGGATTTACGATAAAAACAAAAATAAGATTTTTGGTAGTAATGAAACATCAATACAGGCTCAAATACTTAAAGATATAGGTGTTAGTCCTATTTTATCGTATGCGGGAATTAGTGCGCCCACAGTTTCATTTATTGGAATTGAGTATAGAGCGGAAACAAAGATATCGGATTTCCCTGTAGCGCGTGGTCAATTCGCAACGTACAACAAAGTGAATTTACCGGCAACGCCTGTTATTACGCTTGCAATGACTGGCTCCAAAACAGACATGTCTTTATTTCTTGAAACGATTGATAAAGCGTGCAAATCTATTGACTTGTATGATATTGTAACACCCGATAAAATTTATATTGACCATTCTATTGAACGGTATAATTACTCAAGGCGTGCAGAGAAAGGCGCTACGTTATTGACCGTTGAGATTTTCTTAAAAGAGGTGAAACAGGTTGATATATTGATAAGTGATACGAATGTTGTATCGCCTAAAGATGCCGGTTCAAGTGCGCCAGTAAGTACAGGGGCAGTACAAGCGCAACCATCCACCCAAACAATAGAACAGGTATTATTTTAATGCTAACCATTCCAATAAATACCCTACCTTATCAAGTAATAAAAACGAACGTATTAAACCAATACGTTGTGATTCGATTGTATTGGAAAAACGTTGGCTTATTTGCCGATGTTGCATGGGACGGACAGGATTTATCGCTTGGAACAATCGTTAGAAATAAAGTACCACTTATCAAGAAACACTATACTGAATTTGTTGGTAATTTTATTATCTTTGACACACAAGGGCAATCCGATCCCGAATACACAGAATTGGGAAGCCGATACGTGTTGATTTACCTGAACGGGGAAGAGATTGAAAAGTTATACTATTAAAAGGTTGCAATACGTTATCACGCTTGACGCTAATAATCAAGGTGGACAGTTTGCGAATGGAAATCAAATAACGCTCGACAATTTACGTTCGTCTTTGGTAATTGAGCGTGCTGGTATGCAACAGGCTGGGACTTGTAAGGCGCTAATTTACGGGATAGGACAATCCGATATGGATACCCTTACAACCCTACGAACAGCACCAATAGAAGGCGATAACGGGCAGTTTAGGCGCAATCTAATTGAGATTTATGCGTTTGACGGGGATATTAAGACGCTGATTTTTAAGGGTGACATACTTAATTCGTGGGCTGATTACAATGAAATGCCTAACGTATGCCTAAGAATCCAAGGAAATAACGGTATTTTTGACAGATTCAAAGTAGTAAAGAAACGCAGTTATCCGGGGCCGGTTGATATAGTGAGTGTGTTTAAGGAAATATCGGATGATATGGGCGCAGTATTTGAAAATAATGGCGTTGTAATGACGGTGCCCGGCAACCTTTATCTCCCATATTCTAATATGGAAAACGCTCAATACCTTGCAAAGACATACAATATCAATTTTTTTATGGATGATGATACTTTTGTTATAACGCCACCCGGTATACCACGGACTAAACACACGATAGACATAAACTCAAGAAACGGATTGGTTTGCTACCCAATATACAATGGAGTAGGGGTTATATTTACAACCCTTTTTAATCGGCTATTAAAACAAGGTGCCACCGTTGTATTAGATACAGACATTAAACGTGCGAATGGTAAATGGCGGGTTGCATCAATAAATCACCATCTTGAATCTAATAAACCAGACGGCGCTTGGTTCACTGAAGTGAATTGCAATTATTTATCGGGGAAATAATGGCTGATAATCCAACACAAGATTTTAGTCAAGTAGCAATCCCCGGACTATACAATAATATCTATTATGCGATATGGCAATCGCTGTCAAAGATACAGACAAGCACGCTTGTGAAGGTCATGAATTGCTCAAATAGTGGGGGATTATCGCCCGTCGGGACAGTTGACGTGTTACCACTGGTCAATCAAGTGGACGCCGCGAATAACGCCATTGAACACGAAACAATTTACGTGATACCCTATTTTAGACTACAAGGCGGTGCTAACGCGGTCATAATTGATCCGGCGGTGGGTGATATTGGTATCTGTGTTTTTTCAAATAAAGACATTTCAAATGTAAAGGAAACGAAAGCACAAGCCAATCCGGCAAGTGCCCGCCAATTCGATTATTGTGACGGCTTGTATTTGGGAGGCTTCCTGAACGGTGTACCGTCTCAATACATAATTTTTGGAAGTGGTATCACAATACATTCTCCCACATCTATCACACTGTCATCGCCTTCCATTATTCACAATGGGACTACCACACTTAACGGGCCGCTTGCTCAAAACGCGGGAGAGGGCGGTGGTGCGGCATCAATCGTCGGGCCGGTGACTGTGACTGGATCATTGACTGCGAACGGGGTAAGTGTAAGCGGGCATCATCATGGAGGCGTGCAAAGTGGTAGCGATTCAACTGGGACGCCTTACTAAAACGCTAAGAATGGCGCTCGACGTTGCCCTACAGTACACGTAATCAAGTAACCCATAACCCTTCTATTACTTTTCAACTAAAATGCGCCAAAACGCAAGGAATTGACAAAATGAAGCGTTATATGATTCTAAGGTGTAAATTATGCGGTGACTTGTCGATTGTTGCCCATGATGATGATAAAGAGACAGCCACGGCCGAGATTATTGAGAGATACGCTCAACAGGTGCATCAATGCGATAACAGTTATAACCGGTTATCACCCGTTGGCGTGAGTGGAAAAGAACCTAAAGGATTTTATGAGTTTGTCGGGTATTGGGATGAGGATTTATCACTTGACAAAATCGAAGAGATTAGCCCTGTTGTAACTGAAAAGGTGCTATAATGATCAAGTAGCGGGATAGACCCGACTAGCTATCGGGTTGACAAGTGACCTCGCATTTTCCGCTACTCCCTTTTTCGAGGATAACCATGCGAGAAATAAACCATGAATAAAATTATGAAATTAGATGTTGAAATGTCAAGCCGTGAAATTGCCGAACTTACTGGGAAACGTCATGATCACGTTCTACGTGATATTGATGCGTTGATTCTTACACTATCCCCAGAATTGGGGTTAGGTTTCAAATCAAGCAGTTATGAAGATTCAACAGGAAAAAGTAATAGGATGTTTGTGTTGGATCGTGATTCGACCTATTGCTTGGTGGCGGGTTATGACGCGAATGCACGGATGAGAATTATTAAGCGTTGGCAGGAATTGGAGGCCGCATTAAAGCCCGCGCTACCTGAAAATTATCAATCCGCTTTGCGGGCGCTGGCTGATCAGGTTGACCTAACGGAACGCGAGCATGTTGCGCGGTTGATAGCAGAGAAAACGAAGGCCGAGATTGGGGGTAGACGTGAGGCCACCGCCATGAACACAGCGAGCCAAGCCGTCAAAAAGGTAGAAAAGTTGGAGGTTCAACTTGATAAGGCTAAACAATACGCAAGCATTAAAAGAATGGGGTTAATTTATCACGGTCAAAAATTCGATTGGAGACTGTTAAAATCAATCGGAAATGAAATGGGAATACCATCTATTGATATTTTTGACTCAAATTACGGCACCGTAAAATCGTACCATGCGGATGTTTGGCGTGAAGCCTATGCGTTAGAGATAGAATCCGCCGAACATTTATAACGATCAAAGTAGCGGGATAGGACACGGTCGCTCCGTGTTTGACAAGTGAAGCCTCCACTTTCCGCTACTTTCTTT